TATGAATGGAAAGAGCGCAAGCCCAATGAAGCCTATGACTGCTGGAAATACGGCCTTGCCGGGTTTCGCCTGGCCAAGATCGACCCGGCCAGGCGGGCCAAGGCGTCGGCAGAATCCGCGCCGTCAGCCCCTGCACCGATAGCGCCGCCCGTAGATCGGGAATTCACGTCACGGCATGCCGATTTGATGCAGCGCATCCGGGGTAGATCAAAATGACTGACGACATTGTGACGCGGTTCATCGAGCTATTGACCCAAGTCGCCCCTAGCCTGAGTGAATCGCTGGCGCTTGAAATCGAGTATCAGATACGGCAGGAATTTGCCGGTGAGCGGATTTATATCGCCAAACGCGACGAAGCGATTGCCAGCCGCATCGCTGAAAAATTCAATGGACGAAACGTGCGCGAGCTGGCGCGAGAAATGCACGTCTCCCGCCGAACAATCTATCGCGCCATCAAAAAAACCAGAAAAAGCAGGGCCATGCAAGACGAAAAATAAACTGTGACATTTTTGGCAGAAATGTCACAGCCTTTCCCGTAAAACAGCGGCATTACCCACGGGGAAATGCATGGCCTTCACCCAGACACAGCTGGATGCAATCGAATCCGCCATCGCTTCAGGCGAGTTGCGCGTGATGTTCAACGGGCGCGAAATCATTTACCGGTCGATTGATGATTTGATGAAAGCGCGAAATGTAGTCAAGGCCGCATTGGAAGCCGCCGGTGCGGCGGTCGCTGTCGTGCGCACTTCATACGCCAGCTACGGACGAGACTGATGGCCAGCGCACTCGATAAAGTCATCGGCTACATCAGCCCGGCAACGCAGTTACAACGCGCCCGCGCCCGCGCCGCGCTCTCGCTTGTCGAACGCGCATACGATGGCGCAAAAACAGGCCGCCGCACCAGCGGCTGGACCACCGGCGGAACCTCGGCCAACGCCGAGATCGCCCCGGCGATGACCCTGCTGCGCAATCGCTCGCGCGATCTGGTGCGTAACAATCCCTATGCGGCGAAGGCGATCAATGCGTTGGTGTCCAACGCCATCGGCATCGGCATCACCGCCACGCTCTCTGATGGTCAGGATCTGTGGAATACCTGGGTCAAAGAATGCGATGCCGAAGGCCAGCTTGATTTCTACGGCTTGCAACTGCTGGTGGCCCGGACGGTACGGGAATCCGGCGAGTGCCTTGTCCGCCTGCGTTACCGGCTGCCGTCCGATGGGCTTTCAGTGCCGCTACAACTTCAGGTACTGGAACCGGATTATCTTGACCATACGCGGTTTGAAAATCTGCCGAATGGCGGCTGGATACAGCATGGCATCGAATATGACGCCATTGGCCGCCGTGCTGCTTACTGGATGTACAAGCAGCATCCGGGTGAACTGGCGCCGAACCTGAACGGACTGGTGTCGTACCGCGTGGCGGCCACGGATGTTTTGCACATTTACGAAAAAACCCGCCCCGGCCAGTCACGCGGCGTGCCCGTGCTGGCGCCGTCCATGCTCAAAATGCGCGACCTCGACGATTATGAAGAGGCGGAATTGGTCAGAAAAGGCATCGAAGCCTGTTTTGCCGCTTTTGTCAAAACCGACGTCGACGGCCTCACGATGGGCGAAGCCAGCCCGGAAAGCGAATCATCCGCGCGCCGCATTGAAAACCTTTCCGCCGGCATGATCCAGTATCTGAAGCCTGGCGAAGATGTCACTTTCGGCTCGCCATCTGGCGTGCAGGGGTACAACGATTACATCCGTACGCAACTGCATGCCATCGCCGCCGGTGCGGGAATTACCTATGAGCAGCTCACCGGCGATTTGTCGCAAGTCAATTACAGCAGCATCCGCGCCGGAACGCTGGAGTTCCGCCGCATGGTTGAGCAATGGCAATGGCTGACCTTTATTCCGATGTTTTGCGAACCAATCCTCAAGGCATGGCTGAATTCCGACCGTGCTGGTCGGCAAGCTCAAAAAATCCAATGTCGACATCAATTGGACTACCACCCGCTTCGATTGGGTTGATCCCGTCCGCGATGTCACCGGTGAATTGATGGAAATTGCCGCCGGTCTCAAGCCCTGGTCAGAAGCTGTCCGTGGGCGAGGCTACGCCCCGAAAGCCAACATCGCTGAAATCGCCGCCGACCAGAAAGCCTTCGCCGAAGCCGGAATCAAGATTCAGATTGACACGCTGTTAGCGCTGGGGGCTGACCAAAAAACGCAGCCGCCAACGAATTAAAGATTGTGACATTTTTGACAGAAATGTCACAGCGACCTGCGTAAAACATCACCATCGAACAGGAGCATTTATGCCAACACTATCGGCCCAGCGCCAAAAAATCGAAGGCAAAGTCCATCGCAGCTTTGCGCTCAGGATCATCCCCCGTGCTGCGGCAGCAGACGCCACCGTTGTCGATGGCGAGGATGTTTTAGAACAAAGCCTGCTGGCGGATAACCTCATTCTTGAATTCCCGTTTTCTTCTGAAGAACCTTATCTGCGCTGCGATGGCTGGGATGCCCCGTGGATCGAAGTGCTGGGCCACGGCGCCGATGAAGTCGACCTGACGCGCCTGATGGANNGCGCACCCGTGATGCTTAATCACGGCATGAACCGGACGGAAGCCGCCCCGCTGCGGCTGATTGGCGCCACCACAAAAGCCTGGATCAATGGCGGTCGTGGCTATGTCGCCGTCAAGCTCTCACGGCGCGACGGCATGGAAGGGCTGGTGCAGGACATCAACGACGGCATCGTGCGCAATATCAGCGTGGGCTATCAGATTCTCGAACGCACGCTGGTCAAACAAACCGAAGGCATGCCGGATGAATACCGCGTGACGCAATGGGCGCCGATGGAAATATCCATAGTTGATATTCCGATGGACGCCACCGTAGGACTTAACCGCTCGGCAGATGCCGGCGGACAACCCAAAACCAACCGTTATACGGTGGTCGACCTGCCCGATGAGGGTTCAACTTTGAAAGGACTTGACATGTCTGAAAATAAAAACTCCGCATCGGGCGGCGTGCAACAACCCGATATTGATGCCATCCGTACCGCTGCGATTGCCGAAGAGCGCACCCGCGCTGCGGATATTCGCACGGCAGTCCGCTCGGCGAATCTCGATGCAACCTATGCCGATGAGTTGGTTAACAGCAATGTCAGCATCGACGCCGCCCGCGCCGCCGTGTTGGGCAAGCTGGCGGAACGGTCGAACGCCGAGCCAAAACCCAGCCCCGGCCGCATCGAAATGATCGGCGACGAGACAGAAATCCGCCGCGAATTGATGTCCGAATCGCTGCTGCACCGTGCCGACCCACGGCAGAAAATCAGTGATGGCGCCCGCCAATATGCGGGCCTGACGCTGGCCGAACTGGCGCGCGAATGCCTGGAAGTGCGCGGCATCAAAACACGCGGCATGGACAAATTGCAACTCGTCGGCCGCGCCTTTGAAGGCACATCCGACCTGCCCGCCGTGCTGGCGAATGTCGCCAACAAATCTTTGCGCCAGGCGTATCTTTCCGCACCGCGCACATTCACCCCCTGGGCGCGCCAGGCATCCGCCGCTGATTTCAAAACCATCAACCGTGTGAATATGTCCGATGCGCCGGTCTTGGAAAAGGTGAATGAATCCGGTGAATTCCACCGTGGGGCCGTCACCGACGGCAAAGAAACCTACCAATTGGCGACCGTGGGCAAGATCATCGGCCTGACCCGCCAGGCCATCATCAATGATGACCTGGGCGCCTTCACCCGCATCCCGGCCCTGTTTGCCAATGCTGCCGCGAACTACGAATCGGATACCGTCTATGGCATCGTCACCGCGAATGCCGCGTTGTCCGACACCATCGCCCTGTTCCATGCCAGCCATAACAACCTGACCGGCACCGGCACGGCGCTATCCATCGCCTCGCTCGGCGTCGCCCGCGCGCTGCTGCGCAAGCAGACCACACCGCAAGGCGCGGTGATGAATTTGCAGCCGAAATTCCTGATTGTTCCGGCGGCGCTGGAAACCATCGCCAATCAGTATGTGAGCCAGAACTACGTGGCCGCAAAGTCTGCCGACTACAACCCGTTTGCCGGTGCGCTGCAAGTCATCAGCGAAGCGCGGCTCGATGCAAACAGCGCCCTCGCCTGGTATCTCGCCGCCGATTCAGCGCAGATCGACACTGTGGAGTACTGCTACCTCGAAGGCCAAAACGGTGTTTACATCGAAACCCGCCAGGGCTTTGATGTGGATGGCATGGAGATCAAGGCGCGGCTGGACTTCGCCGCCAAGGCGATTGACTTCCGTGGCCTCTACAAGAATGTTGGCGCCTGATAAATCCAGGGTGGGTTCGCCTGCCCTGTTCTAACCAAAGAAAGGACTTGCAATGAAAAACTTTATTCAATTTGGCGATACGCTAACGCTGACCCCGGCCGCTGATGTTGCCTCCGGCGTCGGTTACCTGTTTGGTGTTGCCTTGTTTGGCATCGCCACCGGTGATGTAGCCAACGGTGTGGCCGGCGAGTTTCGTGTGGACGGTGTGGTCTCAATCGGCAAGACCTCCGCGTTGGCTATCAGCGTGGGCGATCGCCTTTTCTGGGACGCCACCAACAAGGTCGTGAATAAAACGTCAACGGCCCAGCAATGCGTGGGCATCGCCGTCGAAGCCGCCTCCAACCCGTCGGCTACAGTCAAGATGCTGATCGGAGCCAGTGTGCCGGTCGCAACCTAAACCGTCATGTCCTTCGCCGCTGCCGAAGCCCGAATCAATGCTGCCGTCGTGCAACACCTGGCGAATGCAGTGGTGGACTTTGGCGGCGGCGTAACGGTGGCGGGGATTTTCGGTAACGACTACGCCGGGCAGTTTGGTATCGACGGCACAGTGCCTGTTTTCCAATGCAAGACGGCAGATGTATCCGCCGTTGTTCGCGGTACGGCCATCGTTATCAATGCCGTCAATTACAAAGCCGTGCGCAAGGAATCAGACGGCACTGGCTGGACCACCGTCATTCTGGAACTCGCCGCATGAGCCACGCCCGCACCCAGAT